GGCTTCGATGGGTAGTGAGATACATACAGAAATGTAGACACAAAAAAACCCCGCAACCCGAAGGCTGCGGGGCGTGGGTTAGATAAAAAGGATTGCTAGGAACCATAGACCTATTGTTGCGGCGGTCGTAAGGTAAAGGACAATTGTACGGGATAGTCCAACTGCGCGGACGTCTTCCAGAACGATTTGTTTAACGTGTCGATAGTATTCCATGTGCTTTCCCCGAGTTGCTCGATTAGGTATTGTTTGCGTTTGAGTAGGTCATGGCGCGGCATCCGCGATATCATGTGATATCTATATTGGCCTATATGTTGCATTATTTCTCTTTCTGATTTGAGTGGGTGTCGGGGCGGCGTGATTGCCGCCCCGTGGTGGTTAGCCTATTGTCTTGGCAAGATTTGCCAATCCGGTCGTCAGATCGTCTAGGTCGATCGAGCAATCAAACTCCTCGGCTTTCTGGATGCGCTTGATTGCCTCGTTAAGCAATTCGCGAACCTTTGTTTCAACCGACACCGAGCGAGCGTCTGGGCCAGCCTTGCCTGATGCAACCTCAGCTTCGATATCCTCGCGGTGCTTTACTTGCTTTTTAATGTCCGCGAGCACCGCGTTTGCTTGGCGTATCCAATATGCGCGTGGCTGGCCGTTGACTGTCTTGTCGCCTGCAGCCTTGGCGCTCATTTCCATTAAGGCCTGCGCTTTTGCTGGCATACCTTTATTGATAGCGGCCTTGGCAAACGCCCAGCTTTCCTCGCTGGCCGCGCTCCCATCCGATTTGGGGCTTATGAAATGCGCGCTAGTCCAGCCTGCGCCCCAAAAAATGTCCACTCGCTTTATTTTAGCGATGTCGGTTTTGATAGTGTCAGCGGTCCAATCGCGAAACGCAATTTCAACTTCAGTATTGATTGTGAGAGTAGAAGTGGTCATGTTATATCCTTTCAAGATATATTCAAACGATGCTTGATTGCCCGTTTGATGTAACCAGTATACTTGTTTTGGTGTGTCGCGTCCCGTTATCAGCTCCCATCACATTCAAAATAGTAGTGACTCACTACCTTTTTCGGCATATCGTGACCCCACCTACCCCCCACCCCCCGGCACACCCGCGTGTCGCGCATCTCTTATAATACTATTCCGCACAAATATTTTACGTTTCCCCAAAAACGGGGCCACACCACCACATTTAGTCACGGGTATCAGAGCTACAAAACAGGTAAAAAACCTCGAAGAAAGTAAAATACACTGACCCCCCTACCTAGCTTTTTTGATGCCCGTGACTACCCCACCCCCTCGTATATAGAAATCGGCAGAGTACAGCTGGATTGAAATACCTCGAAAAATTTTGTACACTGCATCAAACGAGGGCGAGACATGACAGTACATATCGAACCGGAGCGCGGAGTACCGACCCGCAAAGCCCCGGAGATGAAAGACCTTGCAACTAAGACATCAGCCGCTGCAAAAACGGTAGAATACTTGCATGCCAACGGGTTAGAGGTCGAAGCTAACAACGAAGACAAGGATATCGCCGCTGCTCTGGCGGTATCCTACGCCGAAAACCCCCACAAAACGTCCAAGGCTGCAACGCCGAAACGGGTGGCCCAGCTGACTCCGGCAACCCTGCTGCTGACGGATAGAATCCTGAAGGACTTCGGGCACTCTGTGGTAAAAAGTGCAGCGCAAGTACGTCATATGGTGACAAATAAGCTCATCGAAGAGACAGAAAACCCTGATCCACGCATACGCATACGGGCGTTGGAGCTGCTGGGTAAGATATCAGACGTTGGGTTGTTCGCGGAGAAGTCCGAGGTGACAATAACGCACCAGACATCGGATGACTTAAAGGACAAATTGCGCGAAAAGCTCGCTCGGTTGGTAAATCCAGAGTCAGAAATTGAGGATGCCATCACAATAGACGGCGATATTATTGACGTGGATAAGGAGTTGGGACTCGATGTCGATTAATCTGTCCTCACTTGCGAAGGATATGGACTTCTCGCAGGAGGACATACAGCACATACTGGACAATTTGGACTCGTTTAGCCCTGAAGAGTTGTCCGAGATCGACTCAATCGTAGGGGAATTGTCCGCGCGGGAGACAAATAAAGCCGCATACGACGATCTAATTGAGTTCTGCAAGCGGATGCAGCCCGATTACAAGGTTGGGCGACACCACAGAATCCTCGCAAACATGCTCATGGACGTCGAGCGTGGCCCCACAGCCGAGGATGGCAAGGATAGGGTGTGCGTGAACATCCCACCCCGGCACGGTAAGTCTCAACTCGTGTCAATATTCTACCCAGCTTGGTTTTTAGGGCGGAATCCAGATAAAAAAGTGATGATGGTCTCGCACACAACCGATTTAGCGGTAGACTTTGGGCGTAAAGTTCGTAATCTTATCGCCTTAGATGAGTATAAAACGATATTTCCCGAGGTTTCTCTCGCGGTGGACAGTAAGTCAGCGGGGAGATGGAACACCAACTTTGGTGGTGAGTACTTCGCGTGTGGTATCGGTTCTGCCTTGGCTGGGCGCGGTGCTGATCTGCTGCTTGTGGATGACCCACACTCTGAACAAGACGTCATCAACGGAAACTTTTCTGTCTTCGAAAAGGCCTACGAGTGGTTCACCTTCGGTGCTCGAACTCGACTAATGCCCGGCGGACGCGTGGCTATCGTGCAAACTAGATGGCATATGGACGATCTTACAGGCCGTGTGACAAACGACATGGTCAAGAACGAGATGGCTGACCAGTACGAAATCGTTGAATTTCCAGCGATTTTAGACTCTGAGGACGAAAGCGGTAAGCCGATACAGAAACCTCTATGGCCTGAGTTCTTTGATCTGGCGGCGTTAGAACGGACCAAAGCCTCGATGCCTGCGTTTCAGTGGAACTCGCAGTATCAGCAGCAGCCAACTTCCGAAGAAGCCTCAATCGTGAAGCGTGAGTGGTGGAACATCTGGGAGAGCGACCGGATGCCAAGTGTTGAGTATGTAATCATGTCCCTCGATGCCGCGGCAGAGAAGCATAACCGCGCCGATTACACCGCACTTACAACGTGGGGTGTTTTCTTGCACGAAGAGACGAGTTCGCACAACATTATTTTGCTTGACAGCATAAAAGAGCGGTTGGAGTTCCCTGAGCTGAAAGAGCTGGCTATGGACCAGTATAATCACTGGGAACCTGACGCGTTTATCGTTGAAAAGAAGAGTTCAGGTGTGGCGCTTTACCAAGAAATGCGGCGTATGGGCCTGCCTGTGACCGAATACACCCCCCACAGGGGAACCGGTGACAAGCTCGCGCGGCTAAACTCCGTGTCCGACATCATATCCTCGGGTATGGTTTGGGTACCGGCGACCCGCTGGGCAGACGAGCTGGTCGAGGAAGTGGCTGGGTTTCCATTCATGTCGAACGATGACTTGGTAGACAGTACAGTTATGGCACTGCTCCGGTTCCGTCAGGGTGGTTTTATCCGTTTGCCCACGGATATGGAGGACGACGACTCGTATTTACATCGTAGAGCGGCGTATTATTGACAGGAGTGACATACATGTACAGGTGTAGTATGACTGTTTACAGGACGTTGGTAGCGTCCGTGGGGGCACTTCGCATCGGCACTCCCTCGTTCGTCGTGCCCTCACTCTATGATGGGTTTCTATTTTGGCATTATATCTGCTATAGTGTCGTCAAACGCGCAGAGTGAGGCATATTATGGCAGTTGAAAAGTCTATGGAACCCAGCGACATTCTCCTTGAAGGGGATGACATGGCCCCTGATCTCGCCATTATAGTTGAAGAACCCGAGGCGATCGAAGTTGTTATGGACGATGGGTCCGTTGTCGTTGAATTTGGTGACAATGCCGAAACGAACGAAGAGGTTTCCCATGACTCTAATCTTGCCGAATATATAGATGACGCCGAGCTAGAGAGTGTAGCGAACGAGCTGATCGACCATTTTGCCTCTGACCGTGACTCTCGTGGTGAATGGGCCAACGCCTACATCAAGGGTATGGACTTACTCGGTATGAAGGTTGAGGAGCGCACTGAGCCGTGGAACGGTGCTTCCGGGGTGTACCACCCTATGATGACCGAAGCAGTGGTTAAATTCCAAGCGCAGGCGATGGGAGAGCTACTCCCTGCGTCAGGGCCGGTACGCAGTAAGATCGTTGGCAAACTAACGACTGAGAAGTTCGAGCAGGCGCAGCGCGTAGAAACTGAACTTAACTACCTCATCACTGAGAAAATGCCAGATTATCGTGACGAGATGGAGCAGATGCTCTTTAAACTGCCGATGGCAGGCTCTGCGTTCAAGAAAATATACTTTGACCCTATTTCAGAGCGCCCTGTGTCCCAGTTTGTGCCCGCAGAAGACTTAGTCGTGTCCTATGGGGCGTCGAACCTGCGCACTTCACCAAGATTTACACATGTTATGAAGAAGACACCTGAAGAAGTACTAAAACTTCAGGTAAATGGGTTTTATCGTGATGTTGAACTCCCTGAAGCGACTAGAGATGTCACCGACATCGAGGAAAAGTACAACGAGTTAGAAGGTTCTGAGCCTACTTTCTCCGACGACCCACGGCACACCATTTTAGAGATGCACGTAGACTTGAATTTGCCTGAGCCTTTTGATGATGTGGATGGCGTTGCTCTCCCATACGTGGTGACAATCGACAAGTCCTCTAGCATCGTTTTGGCTATCCGTCGTAATTGGTATGAAGACGACCGTAAGCGCGAGAAGCGTATGCACGTCGTACATTATCCCTATTTGCCCGGTATGGGCTTCTACGGCACAGGGCTTATACATACGCTCGGTGGCCTTACTAAGTCCGCCACCTCCATCATGCGCCAACTTATTGACGCTGGTACGTTGTCTAATCTCCCAGCGGGCTTCAAAGCCCGAGGCATGCGTATCACCGGAGATACCACGCCCATTATGCCCGGCGAGTTTCGGGATGTGGACGTTCCAGCAGGTACTATTAAGGACGCGATTGTTCCGCTGCCTTACAAAGAACCATCGAGCGTACTCTACAGCCTGCTAGGGAACGTCGTAGACGAGGGAAGACGTATAGGAGCAGTAGGTGACATCCAAGTGGGTGACATCAACGCTCAGGCTCCTGTAGGGACGACTCTGGCGCTTATGGAGCGGTCTATGCAGGTGATGTCGGGCATCCAAGCCCGCCTACACGCAGCAATGAAGCAAGAGCTTCGCATCTTGGCACGGATTGTGCACGATTATATGCCCGCTGAGTACGCCTACGAGATGGATGAACCTGCAGATCGCATCTCTGATTTTGACGGTCGTGTGGATGTTATTCCGGTGTCTGATCCTAACGCAGCTACAATGGCCCAGCGTATTATGCAGTATCAAGCTGCACTACAGTTGGCTCAACAAGCTCCGCAAATGTATGACATGGGTAAGTTACACCGTCAGATGCTTGAGGTTCTGGGTATTAAAGATGCTGAAGACATCATCAAACTGCCCGAAGATATTAAACCTGCTGACCCAGTGACTGAGAATATGGCCATTCTCAAGCAAGAGCCAGTCAAAGCCTTCGCTTATCAGGACCACGAGGCACATATTCAGACGCACATGATGGCGATGCAAGACCCTAAGATCATGCAGATTGTGGGGCAATCACCGTTCGCCAGCGCCATCCAATCCGCGATGATGTCCCACATCACAGAGCATGTCGCACTGCAGTATCGCGTAGAGATACAGAAACAGCTCGGCGTGGAACTTCCAGACCCAGAAGCGCCGTTGCCAGAAGATATTGAACTTCAGGTGTCCCGCTTAGCCGCACAGGCCGCAGACAAGTTGTTCCAGAAGGGCCAATCCGAAGCCGCCGCAGAAAAGGCCGCTGCGCAACAGGCTGATCCACTCACTCAAATTCAACAGCGT